CAACTGGTGGGCCAGAGTGAGAGGCACTTCAGGTAATACCAGATCATACTTTGCATATGAGGGTCTGGAAATGGATACAACCAAATTGAATGCTGAACAGTTCAAAAGATCAGCTGTGTTTCATGTACTGGCTTATTATATTCTGCCCAAACTCACACAACATCAAGATGACAAATTTGCATCCATGATTGATTTCTACAAGAGCAGATATCTAGAAGAGATCAATGATGTGCTGGCAGATGGAGTCGAATATGACTTTGACAATGATGGCACAGTTGAAAACTCTGAAAAACAACCGGTGCATTTCAACAGATTGGTAAGATAACATGTCAGTGAGAGAATCCATAGCACAAGACATTGTGCAAACACTTCAAGGCATTGTGACACCAGCTCCGGTGATTGTCACTCGTAATCCACTTCAAACTTCAGATCTAGCCAACACACAATACCCTGCTATATTTGTAAGAACCACAGAAGAAGTGAGAGAAGATATCACACAAGGCACAGCAGGTTTGAGAACAGGTGAAATTGAATACACAATCATTGGATATGTGTATGCGGAGTCATCTGCAACATCAGCCAACAACAACATTGACACCAAAAGAAATGAATTGGTAGAAGCCATCTGTGAAGAACTAGAAAAAGACAGACAGAGAAATTCACAGGCACTGAACAGTTTTGTTACCAGAGTCACAGTGGATGATGGCACTATATTTCCTGTGGGGCAGGTCAATATAACATATTCAGTATTATATAAATACACTAAAGGAACTGTATAATTATGGCAAAGAGAATTATATACAAACACGGAAAAGAATTTGTTTGTGATTATGCACAGGCAAGCAAAATGGTTGCTGAAGAAGGCTGGACATGGACAAACACAGACACAGCTTCAGTGGTTTTTACAACCAACAGTGGCCATAAAAAATCTGGTAAGCCTAAAAAAGTCAAGGTCGAGGCTGAAGCAGATGTTTTACCAATTGAAACAATCGATGATGGTAATCCAATAAATCAGGACCATGACATAGAAAATCAGGAGAATGAATAATGGCAACATTTACAGGACATGATGGTCAAATCAAATTTGCTGATAGTGGCGATTCATTATCAATGACAGCAATCGGTAATTTAAGAAATTTCACCATCGAACAAACTCAAGACACAGTTGAAAACTCAACAATGGGCAATGGTAATGTGAGAACATACCTACCAGGTATGCACACTTTTACTATCTCAGGCGATGTATTTTTTGACGGAGCAGACACAGTTCAAGCAAAGATCGACGAATTAGTTTCAAAAACAGGTGATGAAACACTGGCAACTTTTGAAGTATATCCATCAGGTGACGGTGCATCTGAAACACCTGCCAACACTAAATTTTCTGGATCTTGCATCATAACAAGTTTCTCAATCACATCATCAGTTGATGGTATGGTAGAGGCTTCGTTTGCGGCACAAGGATCTGGTGCATTAACATTGGCACAATTATAATTGTAGGTGTTTCTGTGTTACTAAAAGCAAGACTGGCTGGCAAGCTGGATCTCAGACAATTGGAAAATCAGTTTGATGAGCTGTTGAAAAAAATATCTCAACGAACAGTATCCATAGCACGAGAAGAAACACCTATAAGAACAGGAAGAGCCAGAAGAGGCTGGACTGAAAGGTCCAATGATTCAGGATTTTTTGTTCAAAATTCGGTGCCCTACATAGAACAACTAGAAAGAGGTCGTTCTAAACAAGCACCCAAAGGCATTACTAAACCAACAGTCAGGAGAGTGACTGGTATTATAAACAAACAGAGGAGAATATCACGATGACTCAATCGGTACTGGACAAAGCCAAACAGCATTTTGCTGAACAGATTGGCGGAGAACTTTTAAAAACACACATCAAAGAATGGAATACGGACATATACTATAAAACTATTTCATCGATGAGAACAGAGAGCAAAATTATGGCTCTCACACAACAAGGTAAGACAGCAGAAGCTCTGGTAGAAAGCATTGTGCTGAAATCATTTGATCAAAATGGTCAAAGACTTTTCAGAGAAGCAGACAGAGTGACATTGTTGAACGAAGCAGACCCTAAAGTGTTGGTAGCATTGGCAACTACACTGAACAATGCTTCAGATATGTCAATGGAGGCTATCGAAAAAAACTTGTAAGGGACAGAGACATGTACAACATGTTCTCACTTGCTGATTATTTGAAAGTTCCGCTTTCGTCAGTATTGGAAATGTCCCATATAGAGTTCATGGGGTGGTTTGCTTACTTAAAATTGAAACACAAGGAGCAAAAGAAACAAGATGGCCGTCAAAGAACAAATAATACTAGAAGGGGTAGATAAAACCTCCGCCGCCTTTAGAGGTGTAAGAAACAACTTAAAAGGAGTTGAACAATCTTCTAAAAGCCTAGGCAACAGTTTTAGTTCATTACAAAAAACTTTGGTTGGCATTGGTGCGGCTTTGGCAACCGGTGGATTTGCTCGTGGTGTAATTGCAACCAGAGCCAGATTTGAAGACCTCAGAACATCACTGACATCAGTGACAGGGTCAGCTGAAGCAGGTGGTAAGGCATTTGACTTCATTACCAAATTTGCTACAAGAACACAATTTTCAGTTGAAGATCTTTCAACTGCTTTTATCAAATTAAAAGCTTCTGGTATTGAACCCTCAGAAGAATTATTAACTCTATTCACAGACACAGCGGCCATAACCACAGACCAAATTGGATCTTTGGAGGCAGTCACAGACTTGTTTGCCAGAACAGTTGGCGGTGGTCTAGGACTGGAAGAGATTGAAAGACTAGGAGACAGAGGTGTTCCTGTATTAAGAATATTAAAACAAGAACTTGGGTTAGCCAGAGAAGACATATCAGAATTTGGTAAATCAGCAGAAGGTGCCAGAAAACTAACTGAAGCATTTGCAAGAGGTATCAGAAAAGAATTTGGTGGTGCCACAGAAAACTTACTAGGCAATCTAAATGTACAGTTCTCAAACCTAGGTATTGCTTTCAGAACAGCACAAGATCAAATTGGTGGAGGTCTATCACCAGCACTCAAAGATGTAACAAAAAGTTTAACCGAAGCACTAGAAACAAATGAAAAATTATTTGTATCAATTGGTGAAGCATTAGGTAGTGCCATAACTGGCACAGCCAAAGCAGTTGGATTCCTAGCAGACAACTTTGCCATTCTCAAAGCATTAGGTATAGGTGTATTGGTTGCCAAAGCCACAACAGGATTTATAAGACTGGCCGCGGCAATTAGAGCAACTGGTATAGCCGCCATTGCCGCTGGTAGAGCCATGGGCAAGGCAGGTTTCTTGGGTATAATATTAGGTGTGGTTGCCGCTGTAGCAGAATTATCCGGAGCATTAGACTTCCTAGCTGACAAATTCAAAGCACCACTTGATCCTGTAGACACTTTGTTAGACGGTATCATGAGAATCAACAAAGAATTTGCAAAACTTGAGGACACTAGGGCAGTTGGATTCCAAACACTACAAGATGAAGCTAGACCAATCATTAATGATCTTGAAAAAGCCATTTTTGATTTAAATGAAGAATTACTTAAATTTACATTAGATAGAAGACCATTACATCCAATAGATGATAAAGAACGATATGATGAGCTCAGTGCCTCTATAGAAAAAACTAAAACTAGAATACAAGAACTTGAAGAAGCTGTTGCTTCATACGATGAAGCCAGAGGCAATGTGCCATTGCATGATCTAGGCCATATCAAAGCACATCAAATATTAGCACAAGAACAATTTTTATTCGAAGAACTTGCTGAAAAATCAATTAAGAAATATGGCGATTCATTAGAACATCTTGGAAAGACACAGGTTTTTGATAAGATCTTATCTGAAACTGAAAAATTAAAAATTGCATTTGACAAACAGGTTCTATTGTTTGAAGCGGCGGCTGATAAAAGAATTATATCAGAAACAGATGCCAACACAAGAATAGAAAAAGCCAGAAGAGAACTAGAAGACAAGATGATCAAAATCACACAGGCGGCACAAACTGAGATATCCAACATAGAACAAGATGCACTAGGTGATAGAACCAGACAAATTGAAA